TGCGGAAATAGCTCAGTGGTAGAGCACCTCCTTGCCAAGGAGGGGGTCGCGAGTTCGAATCTCGTTTTCCGCTCCACTTTTAAGGCGACATAGCCAAGCGGTAAGGCAGAGGTCTGCAAAACCTTTATCCCCAGTTCGATTCTGGGTGTCGCCTCCAACTTTTCTGCCGCGGTGGCGGAACTGGCAGACGCAAGGGACTTAAAATCCCTCGGGTAGTGATACCCGTACCGGTTCGATTCCGGTCCGCGGCACCATTAATGCCGATACGCTATCGTCAGTAAGTTCTAATGTGACGATATTACGATTGATAGTAACCTTTTTGACACAGGTTTCTATCAATATTTTTTTTACCTTTTTGCTGTTTGCAAAGAGGTTTTTATATTTTCTGAGTAAATTACACATGGTTTCCACCTCTACCTTTACTTCTGGATAGCTTGCCATATCAGCCAGCTCATCCAGTTTTTCATTTATATCAGACAATTCTTCTTTAACTTTTTTAATGCGTTGAATATCAAATTCATCTGCGGCGCCATTTTCAATAATGATATATAGATTATTAAGCTTCTTTTCAGCGGCAATTTTTTGTGTTTTGAGTTCTTGCTCATTATTGCCAACATCTTGGATTCTTTTGTTATATTCTTCAAGCATCAGCTTTGCATAAGTTTCAATATTTTTCTCGCTGAGAATTTCGCTGGCAATATGGTCGAGAACCCATTTTTCCAAAAGTTCCCGGCGGATCTGTTTTTGTGGGCAGCGGCTGCCGGCAACACGTTCTTTTTTTAAGCATGCATAATAAGAATAGACTTTTTCTCTGGGTTTATATCTATGGCCAGCCATGGAACTGCCGCAGCAGCCGCAGAAAACTTTGCCCGACAACAGGTATTCTTCTTTGGCAGTATATGCTGCAGCACGATGACGGTTGGCTTTTTTCTTTTCCTGAACTCTGTAAAAGTCATCTTTAGTGATAATTGCCGGCAAAGCATTTTCGATTCTGATGACATCATCGCTGACTTGTTTAGCATGCATATTTCGCTTTCCTGCCTTTCTGGACGTTTTATTAAACGTATAGGTGCCAATATACTTCTCATTACTTAAAATGTCGTACAGGCTATTTTTGCCGAAATTACGGCCGTCTTTAGTATGGTACCCATGTAGCTTTAATTTTTCTGCTATCTTGCCATAACCATATCCGTCAAGGTACATGGAAAAAATCATTTTAACGGCTTCAGCTTCATACGGATCAATAACATAGCGTTTATCTACAATCTTATATCCCAGGGGTGGTTTGCCGCCGTTAAACTGAGCTTTATAGGCGTTCTCATTCAGGCCCTTTTTGGTTTCTTTGGCCAGGTTACGGCTGTAATATGCTGCAAAGCCTACCAGCATATTTTCCATCATCTGACCTTCCGGAGTAAAATCTATATTTTGGGCAGCGTACTCGTAGCCAATGCCCAGTTGTGAGAGGGTATGCTTAAAGGAATAGTAGTTAAATTCATTGCGAGCGTTACGGTCGATTTTATGAAAGATAATGACATCAAATTTATGTTCAATTGCATCGGCCATCATCTGATTGTATGCATCACGTTTGATGATATCGCGCGCACTCTTGGCTTCATCCACATAGATGTTAGTTACAACGTAATGTTTTCTTCTGCAGTATTCCTTGCATGCGCGTACCTGCGCTTCGATTGATTCTTCACGCTGCATATCGGAAGAAAAACGTGCATAAATGACAGCTCTTTGAATTTCAGACATAAAAATACCAGCCTTTCTTAATTTTGAGTATAGTTAACTAAGGCTGGTGTATGCTATAATAAATAACGTACACAGCCTTAACCAGCCTTCATTTTGGATATGGTTGTTACATTGCCGTTCAGGGGTAGGAGCCTGGACGGCTTTTTTTATGGTTTTAGTTTTTTAATGCTTTCTTCAGGTGTGGGCAAGTTCTCCGGCATTGTACCGCCCAATTCTTCTATGGTTTTTCTTACAGTACGACCAACAGAATAATGGATTTTATTGGCTTCTTCTTTGCTTGTCACATTTTCGCGGCGCAGTTTATCTTCTGCCTGTGTAATGCGGAAAAGATTAGCACCTAATTCTACGCTGCTCATATGGTCAAGAATTTCCTGATTAGCTTTTAAACCTTTGCGGCGCTTGATATCTCCGGCAGTTTCGCCGCCGTATAGACCCATATAGCCGCTGTTTTGAAACACAGCAAAATCAAGACTTGTTTTTACACCGGCAGCGAAAGCTGCATCGGCAAGAGAAATGTTGTGCTGGCGCACATCATCACGGGCAGCAAGCCGTCTGTCAATTTCTTTGTTTAAAGCTTCAGCGGCTTCGATATCGTGAATACGATCAGCTCCAAGTTGGGCAAGCCATTGCTTAAACGGCTCTGCTTTAGGTGAGGGGATAGACTGGATGATGCGCAGAAGCTGCTCTGTATTGGCAACATCGGTAAGACGCATTTTGCCGTCTGCAGCTTGCATTTTTAACCTGTGACAATTTGTCACGGTTTGATTACCTTCGGCTTTTAAGCGTTGCTTTAGTTTACGCCAGTATGCAGAAGCATCTACGCTTTCAGTTAAAGCACCGACAACATCCACGATAGAGAACAGCCATTCACCGGCTTCGTCACTCCATATAGACCGTATTTGGTTTGATTGGAAGTCTTTTATACTTTTCATAGTTTACCTGCTTTTTATTTCCCTTGTGCTTTTGGTATCGGGGGGGTTTTATTTATTTTCTTCTTGCATTTTTAATTTTAAACGTTCACTAAATGACAATTTCGGTTTAGGAGCATTAGGGTCAACTGGTTTTAATTCTCCTGATTCCACTGCATCAAAATCTTCGTATTTCAAAGTAGAAATTAAACGTATTTCCTCTAATTCTTCGATAGGCAGTTTTATTGGACCTTGATCTTTATCCCTCATATAAAATTGAAACCATAATTGGTCTTTGAATGAAGTTATTTTATCAACAACTTCCTTTGGTACTAAAAAGTCAGCAATAGCAACGTGTTTTGCTGGTTTTATTGTATAACTTGGTGCAGTTACTATTTTTTGAATAGGATAAGATACACCATCTATAATTATTTCGGCATTATTTTCAATAATTCTTTTGTGAAACCCAATGCCTTGATATTTTATTTGTACATGGCAAAAGGAATCATTGTTTTCATATACGGTTTTCATGAAGTCGAAGGTAGAAGTGTGTCGCCAGTGCATAATATTTTTATACGAACGATAAATTACTGCATTATGGGCATTATCAACAGCACATTCTATTTTAGCAAAAGCAGGCAGACTAAAAAGCATTGTCAAAGTAGCTGCAATGATTAAAGATTTTTTCATTATAAACATCTCCCTAAATTTAATTTTTTATATTACATCGCCCTGAAAAGCGACTGCTTTACCTAAAATACGGAATTGATGATATTCGTTCTTGCGTATGATCATAGGCTTGTATTTAGGGTTTTCGGCTCTGAGTTCAATAGAATCATTATCTATGTAAACTCTTTTTAAGGTAACTTCATCATCAATACTGACAGCTGCTATTTCACCGTTTTCTACTTCCGGTTGCTGTTTTATAAAAACAATATCGCCGTCATAAATACGGGCGTTTATCATACTGTCACCCTGAGCTTTTAGGCAGAAATCAACGTGGACATTTGAACCGCACTGTACATAGCCGTCAAATACTTCCTCTGACATGATAGGCTTGCCGCAGGCTATTTTACCCAGCATAGGTATTTGTTTTTTCTCTACGGGGTAGATGTCGGGGAAAGTAGGAGTATCAGACCATCCCATAAGATATTCGGGTGTTGTTCTCAAAATTTTAGCTAATGGAGCCAGAGCGGAAATAGGTACTTTTTCAATATCTTTACTCTCATATCTATAATAAGTAGCTCTAGATATGCCTAATTCTTTGGCTACATAGTCAGCATCTAAATCTAATTCTTTTCTTCTTTGTTTGATTCTATCATTTACAGTAAGTTCCATATTTACCACCTTAAATTATTTTTACATCCTCATTATATATGTTTAGTATCATAAATGCAATAAAAACTATAAAAAACAACACAAAAATAATCAAATATGCGAAAAAACTGTTGACAAGTAAATGGGGACGTAGTAACATAGTTTTAGTCGCAAAAATGAGAAAAAAGGAGGTGATAAAATGAATGTATTGAAGCTAAAAGGTAAAATTGTTGAAAATGGATTCAATAATTTAACATTTGCTGAAGCAATTGGTCTACCAGTATCCACCTTCTATCGTAGGTTAGAGAGTGATGGAATTGACTTTACGATTGGAGAAATTCAGAGGATTGTTAAAGCCTTGAAATTGACTAAGTATGAAGCGATAGAAATTTTTTTAACCTTTAAGTCGCAAAAATGAGAAAAAGGAGCTGACGTTATGAATAATTTAGATTTAGTTGAAATCAGAAATAACCAGGTAGTAGTTTCCAGCAGGCAGGTTGCTGATAAATTCGGCAAAGAACATAGACATGTTTTAGAAAACATACGTCAAATTTTAGGTGCCGAAAATTCGGCAGCTAAATTTTTCCACGAAGATTATGTTGAATACCGTGGGCAGAAATTTCCTATTTACCTTATGAACCGTGATGGTTTTACTTTGTTAGCTATGGGTTTTACCGGCAAAGATGCCTTGCAGTGGAAAATAAAGTATATTGCTGCATTTAACGAGATGGAGGCAAGGCTGAAAAACAACGCTCTGGCGCTTCCTGATTTTACTAATCCTGCAGAAGCTGCAAGAGCTTGGGCAGAACAGTTTGAAAAATGCAATAAAGCGGAGCAGCAGCTTAAAGCTGCAGAGCCAAAAGTTATTTTTGCAGATGCAGTAAGCGCGAGTGATACAACAATTCTTATTGGTGATCTTGCAAAGCTGATTAAACAGAATGGTCATGCAATTGGTCAGAAAAGGCTGTTCCAATGGCTTAGAGAAAATGGCTTTCTGATTAAGAGACAAGGCGCTGATTATAACAGCCCTACACAGTATGCAATGGAGCTGGGATTATTCAAGATTAAAGAAACAGCAATTACTCATAGTGATGGGCATGTAACTGTATCAAAAACAGTAAAGGTAACAGGTAAAGGGCAACAATATTTCATTAATAAGTTTGCCGGCAAGGAAAAGGAGCTTACTCATGAAAGGAAATGAAAAAACTCTCCAACATGAAACGTCAGAGAGTTACATTTTTAAACTTTATATAAAGTTTGGAAATATTAAATTTTATGTCTGTGACACCGATGGAACAATATCAAAAAGCAGATCTGACGGTATGGTTTTTCTTGATGAAGAAACTGCTTTAAGATACCAGGGTCAATTTGAAAACCTATTTGAAGAAAAGTTTTTGATTCCAAGTCGTATGGATATTGAGAAGGTACTAAGCAGTGTTTTTGTAGGCAGAGATAAGGATGTATTTAAATAAGGAGGCAGCTATGAAAAAGAAAAAGCAGCACAAGGCTGCTAAAAAATTCTGCTCAAGCTGTAAAAAATGGGTTCCAGCCGGCAATTTTTGTAGTTTATGTGGGCGGAAGTTAGTAGTTAAGTGTAATTGCTGGTTACTTGGTAAGCCATATAATTGCGGACTATCAAAATGTCCAGATATGAATAAAACCTTGTTACTGGTTCTTAAGATTCAAAAGAGTTATACACAATGGTATCGCATTTTTAAGAAGCCAGCTTTTGAAGCAATCGTAACCAAGTCCAGTGACACATTTTATAAACTTACCTGTGATAAGAGCAGCGTATTCTGAACGTGGAGATTCAACAATAATATCTGGCAACAATTCCTTTAATTGTTTCTTTTGTTCTACTGATAGCTCGTCAAGCATATCAATTATGTCACAAGCATATTTTAAGCGTGTTTCTGTCCATGGAAACGGTTTCCCACACTCATGGCAATATGCAGGAGCAACAGATATTTTGTGTATAGTAGATTTGTCGTTTACATATTCATTATGCAACCAATCATGATTTACTTCATCACAACAATAGTTTCCTTGGATATCAGTATTACAATATTCACATTTTGAAATTACCGGTAATGAACACACAGGACAAAATTTTTTGTTTAATTCAGGATTATCCTCTATTGAGCCATTAATTATGTGTCCATCAGTACATATTTGTGCTGTTGTAAAATATTTCTTCATTTTTTAAACCTCCTTTCTCGTAATTTTACAGCTAACAAGGTGAGATGTGGAAGCTGCAACTAAATTATAGCAAACTTCGGAGGTATTTAAGTAGGTGAACTTATGAAAAAGGTTGACTGGCTGTTCCGGAAATCTGGAACGGCAAATATTAGCCCGCTTGACCAACGGCAATTGGCAGCGGTAATGATTGAAGTAGCGATAGAAGCTGGATTGTTATCCGAAGTTAAGGAGGTGAGAGAACATGACCAGAAAACGAAAGTGCTTCAAATGCGGCGTGGACTTGACCCGGAAAAATTATGCTCAGGTATTTGACCGTGAGTCATGCAAGGTTGTAATTGTTTGCCCGCGCTGCGCCAACAAAATTTGTCTTAAAGAAAGGGGCCTGTCAAATGGATAAAAAAAATGACATGCGCCGCGGCAACGACGCATGTCCGGTTAAGGTTGACGAGCGGAACAGCTGTCAGAAACTGTCCGCAGCTAAAAGTATAGCACTAATCTTACTGCTTGTCATTACAGCGCTTTTTGTATCCGGCTTTATGGATATTTTCCACGGTCCTGATACCGAATGGGTGCAACAGACTTATGTTGTATCTGAAGGTGATACTTTGTGGAGTATCGGTCAACGCGTTAAAGCTGCAGGAGATGAGCGCGACATTCGGGAGATTGTATTTGAATTGCGCCGCCAGAATAAACTTGAAAATTATATTCGTCCGGGTGACGAAGTAAAGATTTGGGCGGAGGTGCTTAAGCATGACAGATAAGATTACTGTGGCTTATTTTGATGGAGATACTTCAAAACTGATTCAAATATCCAGGCAGCCAACTTTGGCTGAGCTTCGGGAACTCGTCAAAGGTCATATAGAGTTTTTCCCTCTGCCGATCATAGAAGGTAAAGCACTGAACTTGATTTGCAATGAAAACGGCAAGAAGTTATTCCGATATCGGCCATCTTTGTTTTTACGAAACCAAGATGGATATCTTGTTGATATAGTATTCGGACCTTGCTTTATTTGTGGATATATCGACAGCCGCGGCAAAACTGATATATTTTCTGGGATAACTGAGGAAGATTTTACCAGAATACAGAGTATGTGTGGGGTTGTTGTCAATGGCCAGAAGTAAAGACCTAATTAAAGAAATTGAAAAGCTGGCCACTCCTACGGTGCGTATTGAACGTGCTGAATTCGGCAAACGCCTTTCAGAGTTTTGTACGCTTTACAAGTCGATATATAACCTGGCAAAAAATCCGGACTGTAAAATATCGGCCACATTTGCAGGCAGGTTCGTATATGTGGACCGGCTACAGTATTTAGATTTTCTAAAAGACTTAGGCCTTTTGAGGTATAAATTCAGTCGTAAAAAATATAAAACTGGAGGTAAAAAACATGAAAATTAAAAGTCTTGAACTTACTCACTTTCATAACCAAGCTGCACTGAGAGTTGACTTCTCTGATACGGTAACAAATATTTACGGTGCCAACGGCAGCGGGAAAACTACTATTTTGGATGCACTGCATTTCCTTTTATATCAAAAGGACAGCAAAGGTCGTAGCGATACTTCCGTACGGCCGTATAAATCTGACGGTCAGCTTATGCATGAGATTGAGACATCAGTTAAGGGTGTATTCGAAGTTAACGGATATGAGTTTACGCTGCAAATCGTTCACAAAGAGAAATGGACGAAAATCACCGGTACAGATGAACGTAAGCTCACCGGTAATACCAATGAATTTTATATTGATGGCGTTCCCAAAAAGCAGAAAGAATACACTGCCTTTGTGCAGGAATATTTCATGGAGCCGTGGTTTTCTCTTACTACCAACCCTAATACATTTCCAACACTGCCTTGGCAAAAGCAAAGAAGCTTACTGATTGATTTGATAGGTGATATCAGTAATGACGACGTTTTTGAAGCCAAGCCGGAGCTGCAGCAGCTGGCAGTCGATTTGAGCAGATATACTACAGATGAGCTGAAGAAAAAGCTTGATAACGAAATCAAAGGTTATAAGCAAATCATTGAAGAGGTTCCTGCCCGTATTGACGAGCTTACTAAGTCTTTATCTGATATTACTGATCCGGAGCTGCAGCGAAAACAGGCTGAGATTATTTTGCTGCAGGCCCAGAAACCGCTGGAAGAATTACAAGCCAAAAGAGCGGCTGTTATTAACGGTACGGCCGTTAGTGATTTGGCCAATAAAGTTCAGCTGCTGGAAAGCAAGATGGATGTGATCCGTGGCATCCGCAGAGAAAAGATTGCCAAGGTTCAGGAGCCTTTCAAAGCCAAGGCTGCCGAAATAGGCCAGCAGTGTGATAACGTAGCTGCTCAGCTTCGTATTTTACGCCCGCAGATGGCTAGTGTTGAACGCCAATTAGCAGAAGCAGAAGACATGAAAAAAGCTCTGATTGAGACCTGGCAGGCTATTGATTCTGAGGTGTTCAGCGAAAGTGAATGTCCCTGCTGCCATAGGCCATATACCGAAGATATGCTGCAGCCAATGCTTGAACAATTTAATCTCAGTAAAGCCGAAAGAATTGAAAGATGTAATTCTGATGGCATAAAAATTGCCGACAAAATCAGAGAGCTCAAACAGCAAAAATCTGAGCTGCTGGCCAAAATTAATGAACTCAGCTCCTTTGAGGTTGAAAAAGCGCCGCAGCTGCGTTTCGAAAATCTGCAAGCTATGCAGGCTGCTGTTGATAAAGTAGCGCCGGTCGAAGACTTTATACATCCCGAAACACATGAAAAATTTTATGACTTGTTTGAGCAGGTTAAACTTAGAAACCATGAACTGGATGATGCTAAGTTAGATGTCAATTTACATCTGCAGAAGATTGATAAAGAAATCGAGGAAGCTAAGAAGCCGGTTGATGAGGCTCAAAAAACTATAGTACGCATCAAAATGGATGTTGAAACCAGAGAACGTATTGAGCAGCTGAAGAGTAAGAAAAAGAACGCTATGCTGCAGCAAGGTGATTGTGAGCAGAAGCTAAACCTGCTTAATAGCTTCATTGTGGCCAAGATAGATATGCTTACCGAAAGCATCAATAATCTGTTTCCGAATGTTTCATTCAAGTTGTTTGAGAAGAACATCGGAAACGAAGGTATCAAGGAAACCTGTGAGATTACCATGCACGGGGTGCCGTATCGCCAGTTGAGTTTCGCAGAAAAGCATATCGCTGGTATGGAAATTATTAGGGTTATTGCAGATAAGTTAAACCTTGACAATCCAGTGTTCATTGATAATCGCGAAAGTATCTCCCAACTTCCGGAAGCACCAGGACAGCTTATTAACCTGATAGTATCTGCAGAAAATAGGAGGTTAAAAATCGAAAATGTTTGAGTTAGGTTGTGTATGCATGGCTGGCCTTTTGGGCATTTGGTTGATAATGGTAGTCTGCGAAAAATTGTTCAGAGAGGAGAAGAGAAAATGACTTTTTTGATTGTATGTGTTTCTGTATTTATTGGGATTATTATTGGAGTTGCTCAAGTTATAAGAGCAAAAGAAATAATGGAAAATTATTCAACAGTAACATCAAAAACAAAAAGGTCCCCAAAAGCGGATGAATTTCGTGTTTATGAAAGAGTAATGGTAAAAGTTAAAGAAGAAACATTTACTGGGTATGTAATGTCGTTGAAAAAAGAGTGCATAGTTTTATTAATTGAACTGCCAAATAATAAAGCGCAATTGGCTTTTGCGCCTTATGAAAATGTATTTAAAATGGAGGAGCATCATGGAAAATAAAATGGTTGATACACAGGATAAATTGCCGTTAGGTGATGAGTTTGTTCAAAGAATTTTTAATATTGTCATGGATCGTTCCGGGAAAATTGAGATTCCCGCGGAGCAAAGAGAACGTATTCGCAGATATTTTGAAGCAATGGACAGAGCGGTAATGCTTGCTGAGCAAAACCGTATTAAAAAGAACAAGAATAATAAGGAGCATAAATATGATGAAACATTGGAATATAAGTGGAGTAATATTCGTGTAGATAACGAACTTGCTCATGCATTACTTGATTGCGCAAAGCTTGGATTGGATATGTCTTTGCCTAATCATTTGTCACCGGTTCTTTATAAGGATAAAGCAAATCAACAATATGTATTTAGCTTTATTCCAGGATATCGTGGTTATGAGATGATAGCCCATAAGTATGCATTAGTTGATTTTATTGATGTTAAGATTGAATTAATTTACTCAAATGATAAATTTATCCCACATAAAGCAGATAAAAATAATCCTTATGATACTTATGAACTTGAAATAAGCAATCCTTTTGATCGTGGTGAATTTGTTGGTGGATTTGCTTATGTTATCTATGAAGATCAAAGAAGAAATACATTGCATATTTTAACCAAAAAGGACATAGAAAAAAGAAAACCTCAAACAGCTAGTGCTAATTTTTGGGGAGGTACAACAACGGAATGGGTTAATGGAAAGAGTCAAACAGTAGAAAAAGATGGTTGGTATGAGGAAATGGCTAAAAAAACTATTGCTATTTACGCATATAAACGCATTCCATCAGATCCACAAAAAATTGATGCTGCTTACAGAAATGTTTCAGAATCCAATACTGTAAAAAAAGATTTCCTGGATGTTGATGCTGAGGTGTCCGAAGCAATTGAAACGGCTAAAGTAGTTGATATTCCTACAGCAATTCCAGAAAAAACATCATTCCAACAGCCTGTATCGTCTAGCGTACCATTACAAGAAGAGGTTCCTGTAGAAAAAACTGCTCCCAAAACTGTTCGCCCTAGTTGGATGGATCAATGATTGAAGTACAGGTTATTGCATCCGGAAGTTCCGGAAACTGCTACCGTATAAAAAGCGGTAGCAGTCAGCTTTTGTTAGAGGCCGGTATACCCATTAAGAAAATAAAGCAGGCTATCAAGTGGGAGCTAGGAAACATTGATGGCTGCTTAATTACTCACGAGCATATGGACCATGCTAAAGCTGCAGATGACCTCCTGCGTGGAGGGATTGAACTATTCATGAGCAGGGGAACCGCGGAAGCATTGCTGCTGGACAATGTACATGAAGTAGAGGCAGATACATTATTTTCAATTGGTAAATGGACCATTATGCCGCTGCAGGCACAGCATGACGCTGCAGAGCCGTTGGCTTGGTTGATAAGTGATGGCGAAGACAAGCTGCTCTTTGCGACAGACACTTATTATTTGAACTACAAGTTCACTGGCCTGACGCTCGTCATGCTGGAATGCAATTATTCTGATGAAATCCTTAAGCAACGGATGTTGGATGGAGTAATATCGCAGTCACAGGCGCGTAGATTGCTCCGCAGTCATTTTTCTTTGCGGCATGCATGCCTTTTCTTTAGTAAGCTCGATTTAAGCCTTGTAAGGCAAATCTGGCTGCTGCATATATCTGGCATGAATGGTAACCCGAAACTTTTTGAAACTGAAATTAAAAAAATTACAGGAAAGCCGGTGAGAGCATGCACAAATTGAGAATTAATCAGTTAAGAAAATTATTTGCTCTACGTCCTAAAATTTATAATCTGAAGTTTAAATTCGAATATATTTCTAAAACATTAAGAAAGGTAGTGAAAAATCATGGCAGAAAGCAAGGTGCTGACAATGAACCGGGACGAGGAAGAGATGCTGAGCAAGGAAGAAAAGCAGCAGATGGACCCGAAACCAGAGCGGCCGGTATTCGGACAACCAATATTCGAAAATCAAGAGTCAGAAAATGTTTTGGCCGTCAGCGAGTTTGGAGGAAAGTTTCAAATAAAAAATAATGTGTGGACGCCGATCGCGCGGAAACTGTGGAAATTATATAAGGAGCTGCAGAGCTGCAATCCGTCTACAATTCTTTTTGTATCCGTTGATGAAGGTAAAAAGAAGTTTCGCGGCCGCCCTGTAGTAATGGAGATATCAGTTCTCAGTCAGCAACTGTCGGAACTGTTTAAGCAGATGTCCGGCTTCAATTTTACCCACGTCATTCGTATTTATGAAACGAATGCAGAGAACAAAACAAATGAACAAATGTTAGTTCATTTGTATAAGCAGATGAGGCAGATCCAGGAGAACGGCAAACTGCGTGATTACGACGAGAAAGAATTTGCTGAAATTCAGGCTAATTTACGCCGGGACTGGGATTCTGATGGGGCATTTATCCCTAATATCATTGATTGCGAAAACTGGGCCGTTGTTAAACAAAGAAAGCAACAGTCTTTATTTGATGAAACAAGAGCGAGCTGCTAAGTAAAGGAGGATAGCCATGGAGATTCACAGCTTCCGGGTTGACATAGCAACTAAATATGGAATAGCCGAAGCGATTCTCCTTGGCTATTTTTACTACTGGATAGTAAAGAATGAGATTAGCGATATCAATTTCTATGATGGCCATTACTGGACCTTCAGTACGATCCGAGAACTAGCGAAAAAACATCCATATTTGTCAGTGCCGACTATACATCGTATTTTGCGAAAATTAGAAGATGAGGGCCTTATTTTAACTGGTAATTACAATAAAATTTCTTACGATAAAACCAAATGGTATACGTTAACTGAAACAGCAAAGAAGCTGTTCCAAAATGAAACAGCCCTGTTCCAAAATGGAACAACGATACCATTATATAAGGAAGAAAAAAATAAGGGGCTGTTCCAAAATGAAACAGCCTTGTTCCAAAATGGAACAACGATACCAGTTCAACCTACCAATTCATTAGATGATGATAAAGATAAGAGGAAAAAAGACGAAAGGTTTCCTGGTAATAAGTACCCTAAAGAAGTCTATGAACAGGCTTTCAGTATTTATGCAAAATTTTTAAGACCGGTACCAAGTATGGGTATCCAGGAATCAATCATGGCGTGTGTGGATGATTATGGGTTAGATAAGTTTAAAGAAGCTGTAAAAAAAGCAGCCAATAATAATGCAATAAGTTTTAGTTATATTGAAACCGTGTTAAACAATCAACGAAAGGAAGGTGAAAAAAATGGAAAAAATAAAAAAGTTAATACCAGAAAGACCAGCCAGCCGAAAGTTAGTCAGTATATCTGAGCGTAATCAGGTGGATGCGTTCAATGCTACAGAAGGAGACTTTAAAGGCTATAACTGTAAAATCTGTAAAAATCGCGGCTGTGTTGCTGTTTTGATTGATGGTGTTATGACTATGCAACAGTGCAAATGCGTAAAAGTACGTAAAAGTATCCGGCTGATGAAAGATGTCGGTATTGATCCTGACTACCAATTGGATAACTTTAAAGCTGCAGCAGATTGGCAGCGAAATTTATTAGAAGCTGCAAAGCGGTTTTTGGGTTCTCCAAATTGTTGGTTCTATGCTGGCGGACAGGTCGGCAGCGGGAAAACTCACATCTGTACCGGTATCGTGAGAGAGCTTCTGGAGCAAGGTTATCCTGCAAGGTACATGTTATGGCGTGATGCTTCGGTAAAGATTAAAGCTGTTGTCAATAAACCTGAGGAATATGCAGCTCTTGTTGAGCCGTTGAAGACGATTGATATCCTGTACATTGATGATTTTTTAAAGAGCAATGCGGAACCGACGTCGGCAGATTTTAATCTGGCCTTTGAAATTTTAAATGCCAGGTATAACAGAAAGCTGGTAACGATCATCAGTTCTGAATATTATCTGGATGAAGTTATGGAAATGGATGAAGCCATTGGCAGCAGGATATATGAAAGAAGCGCTGGATTTCAGTTAAATATCACAAGGAATACGAAGAGAAATTACAGGCTTCAAAATATTACCAGGTTATGACATGTGCTGCGGCAACAGCGTATGTCCGATTAAGGTTGACGAACGGAGGCATATAACAATGAGAAACCCTGAAGACATTAAAAAATTTATGGAAAAATTTTCTAAAGAAGATTTTTTTGGAGTGATTGCCCATGATTGTATCATCTGTCTGCCGTATGAAGCTGCAGCTGAATATCTTAGTGAAGAAGTAACAGCTGATGCTTGGGATGCACGTTATCTGAAGAATGACGAAGAAGTTATTAGTGAAATTATCAAATATCTGCCTTTTGCATATGATAAAGCAGAAAATAAACGCAGCCTATCATCAATTCGCAGTTTACAGCATTTCTTGGCATGGTTTTATTGCTTAGGTAATGATGAGATGGTTAGTACTATTCATTACATGATGAATTCTGATTATGCTCCATATGGGATGCCTGTTCTACAACGTATAGAAAAATGGCTGCGAGATAACGGCCATCTGGAAGGAGAATTAAAGCATGAATAAGATTGTACTTATGGGCCGGTTAGTACGTGATCCGGAAGTCCGCTACACTCAGACCGGGAAAGTGGTTACCCAGATTACCGTTGCAGTGGACAGACCTTTTGCCAACCAGGAAGGGCAAAGGGAAGCCGATTTTATTCCGGTTATTTTTTGGGGTAAGCAGGCTGAGGCTGTAGGTAATAACTTCAAAAAAGGACAGCGTATTTTGCTTGAAGGTCGTCTGCAGATCCGCAGCTATGATGCTAAGGACGGTTCTAAGCGTTGGGTAACTGAGGTCATTGCAAACAACTTCGAGTTTATTGAACGGAAAGAGCCGGCTCCGGAGTCCGCTGCCGATCCGGGTGGATTTGATAGTATGGCCGCAGCGGACGGTGTAAGACCGTTTGATGAAGAAATACCATTCTGAGGTTGAAAGGCGGGAGATAACATGGCCATTAAAAATTATACGGCTCAAAAATCAGTAGTAATCGTGGCAGCCGAAATCGAACAGAACCTGATTGATAATGGGGCAGTTGAAATTCGCAAAGATATTACTGATGGGAAAATTACTGCTTTAAAATTTATTATTCCTACACGCATGGGAATGATACCTATTCAATTACCGGTCAATGTGCAAGGTGTACTGAAAGTTCTGGAAAACGATAAAAAAACTAACCGTCGTGTCAAGGTGACATTCGATCAGGCAGAAAAAACCGCTTGGGCAAACTTACGTGACTGGGTAGATTCTCAGATTGCTTTGATCCGTATTGGCATGGTCGATATGGAGCAAGTGTTTCTGCCATATGTGGTAGGACCAGATGGACGGACTTTATACGAAGTAGCTGCCAGCAGAGGATTTTTTTTAGAATCATCGGACAAGGAGAAATATAATGGCTGAAAAATATGGCTTTAAGGTGGTGTATCCATGCAAAAGCAAAATAAGAGTGATACAAAATTCACTTGTACTCAAAAAAATTATAGAACAGGATCTTTTTACACCGGATTTTCCGTGGGAAGAAAATGTAAAAGAACGTTTAAAGAAAAAAGGTTATGGATATGAATGGGTAACAAAAATAGTTTCTCCAGATGAAAAAGGCTGCGTATTTATCAAAAAAGGTTGTATGTATTACAGCAGCTGCCCATATTTTGAGGGAGTCTATCTTAATGGCGGGTTTAGCAGTGTGAAATGTAAGAATACAGATTTATTGCCAGGACTTCAATTTGATTATTTGTGTAGTAAAAATTTTGAAGAATGTAAATTTTTTAATTATCAATAATCTGAGTTAATGCGGATGCAAGCAGATATCCAGGAAATCCGGATAGTTAGTCTTAGATTAGGAGCAAAATAAGAATGTATGTGTTAAAAAAATGCCCCTTTTGTGGAAGAGCCGGGGAAATTATTTATGACGATAATGATGTTTATGAGTATGTTCCTATTTGTACAAATGAGAATTGTATTGGGCATTATATATACCATATAAGTTTTAAAACGGAAGAAGAAGCGGCCCAAGCATGGAACAGGAGGTATGAAGAATGCTCGAATACCAAGCAATAATGATAAAGGAGTGGTAAACATTGAAATGTGAAACATCACAAGTAAAGATAGAAAAATTTGCTAAGCAAATAGTAAGAGAGCTGGCAACGTGGGAAAACTATAGAGTTTATGGAGGGCAAGACCCTTTTTATTCTGACGGGGTAAATATGAATCTTATTCGACAGCATATTATTTCTTATAAAAATGATATTAGAGATTTATGTGCAGAGAATAATATAGACTTGCCGATAGAATACTATTTGCCAACGCCGCAAAAAGTAAATGATGACTACATGGTTAAAAATAACCCTTATTTTGAAAAAAGGAAAAACAATATCGAAGAGTTCGGGGGTAAAGTAACTATAAAAGTTCCAGAAGCTTGTGATCTGAAACAACAGGAGATTTTTTAAGGTAAATATAGTTATTTTAATAGGAGATAAAGCAGATGAAATATTGTATTAAAGATGTGCTTCCTATAGATGTTTTCATCAAACTTTTAGATATTAGCTTGGATAACTGGGATAAGGAGTGGTTTTATGAAGATAGGGCTGGTGGACGTTGATGGCCACAACTTTCCGAATCTCGCGTTAATGAAAATATCAGCCTGGCATAAAGAGCATGGAGATAGTGTTGAGTGGGCTGGAAGTTTAGAACATTATAATGGTGTTTATATTGCTAAGGTGTTCGACTTTACTCCGGATGACTTGCATGCATATCAAGCTGACGAAATTATCAGAGGCGGTACTGGATATAATCTTTCCAGTCGATTGCCGGAAGAAATGGAGCATATATATCCTGATTATGAACTATACGGGATTACTGATACAGCTTATGGCTATTTAACAAGAGGATGCCCGCGGCAGTGCCCGTTTTGTATAGTATCAAAAAAAGAGGGGTGTATATCGGTACAAGTTGCTGATTTGGCAGAATTTTGGAACGGACAAAAATTTATAAAATTACTTGATCCCAATTTGCTTGCCTGCTCTGATTGGCAAGAATTATTGCAGCAGCTAATTGATAGTAAAGCTTATGTTGATTTTACTCAAGGATTAGACATTAGGCTCATAACTGATGAGAAAGCAGCCATGATTAAACAATGTAAAATCAAGATGCTGCACTTCGCATGGGATAATCCAAGTGATATTAGGACATATGAACTTCTTAAACAATACAGCAGTGCTTTTGGGTCAGATGAACGAAAAAAACGAGTATATGTTTTAACTAACTTCAATAGTAGCCATAGCGAAGATTTAGAAAGAATTTATAAATTGGTTGATATTGGTTATGACCCGTATGTAATGATTTTTAATAAGTTCAATGCTCCGGTGCAGACGCGGTATCTGCAGCGATGGTGCAATAACAAGATTATTTTCCGAACTCAACCGGATTTTTCAAAATATAATCCAAAGATTGGATAAAGAAAATATAAATTAATTGATAGAGTTTGGAGTAGAAAATGAATAAGATGGATGATGATTCGTTATGAAATGTTGTTATGAGTGTACAAATAGGCATAAGTTCTGTCATTTATTTTGCATAAAATATCAAAAAGAACGGTTCGTAAATATTATGATGGCTAAACTTAGTAAGCAAGGACGTGAGGCTGAATATCTTGAACGTGATCGGGTATTAGCTAATCGTGCAAAGTGGCAAGACAAAATTAGAAGGGGGAGAAGATAATGGGCTTTGGAAGAAAGTTAAAACGCAGAAGTGAAATTGAAAAAAAGCGTTATGAAGAAGATGTTGAACGCAAAGCCAAAAGAATGTCTATGCAGGCATATGGTGTTTTTGAGCAAGCATACCAAAATGCAATGAATGAAGCCGATGTAAAAACTACCAAAAGTGCCATTGTAAAAACTGCAGCTATCGCTGCCGATATTATTTTTAATAACTGGAAAACGTTGCAGAAAAAAGATACTCGTGTAGAGAATTTCGCAAGATTGTATATTGATGCTATTTGTAAATTTAATAAAGATGATAAATCTCGTGAAGAGATAGAAAAAATTCTTGAAGAAAAGTGGAATGTGAAAATTAATTTTGAGGAGTGATTGAATTGCCAAGACAAAGACCTGGACAAAATCCTGAAACAATAATTCAAAACCAAGTCAGAGAGCTGCTACGCATGGACGGTTGGTACGTTATTAGACACCAACAAGGATTAGGCAGTCATCCAGGATTATCTGATTTAACAGCTATCAAGGACGGTAAGACTATTTACGTTGAAATCAAAACTCCTAAAGGTTATCAGTCTGACCGGCAGAAACAATTTCAGCATGAAATTGAAACACATGGTGGAATTTATGTTCTTTGCCGGCGTGTGGAAGATATTCAGCCGCATCTTTCTCGCACAATGAATTTATTTTAATTGGAAAGGGGGCGCTGCATAGTGCGTCGTGAAACAAGGCAATATATCTGCGCTGAGTTGATAAACTATCAGCGCTCCAAGAACGAAATTCAACGTATCTGCGGGCGGTTGGATGATCTGGCACTATGGCCAGCATATTCCAAGGATTATACTTTAGAACAGCGCATGTATCTGCAGGACCGGTTGTATATGCTCAAAAAAATAACCGACGCTATAAGCGTAGCGGTTAAAGAATTATCAGACGAAGAAAGAGCGGTTCTTGAACTGAAATTTTGGCATGCACGACCAAGACCAACAGATAATGAAATTGCTGAACGACTTGGAATGAGCCGCAGCACATTATATAGATACATTAATACTATTTGTCGTAAAGTAGGAATGCGGTTAGGGTTAGATATTTAAGCTGGGTGTATCCCAGCTTTTTTATTTGATATAAACTTGATAAAAGGGGTTGAAAATCAAATTTGAATATGGTATACTATAATCAAGATAAAGGAATAACACAAAGAGGAGTGTTTGATATGATTAGATTAGAAAAAAGTAACGACAGCCGTTGGTATCCAGAAGAATTTGAAACTCAAGAAGATTTTATCGAGTATACTATCAATGCAGCTCGTGAAAATGCTACTGGTGGCGATGAAAGTGAACTGATGAGCCAGTGGGGTTTCCTGGAAGTTGTTGACTTACAGAAATTTGATGAAGATGGCGAGGAAATTGAATTCAAATCTCATTATGAAGGAGATTATGGTACCTGTAAAAACTACTGGGAAAAATGGCATGGTCATGTTCCTGGTGGCCATTGGGTAATTGTGGAGGAATAATTATGAATGAGGCTGAAACTAAAGTAAATACTTGGGGTGGCAGGAGAGCCGGTGCCGGACGTCCTGCCAGCGGAAAAAAGAAATACAGCTTTTATGTAACAGAAGAAGAATACATTATTTTGAGGCAAAAACTTGAGGAAATAAGAAATGAAGCTAAGTGAATTTTTAAGTTATTACCAGGATTTTAGAAAAGAAATTCATGAAGATATTCGGGATGGAATATTAGCTTTAGACGATGAAATACAAATATTATCAGACGAGCAGGGAATAATACTGGACTGGTATTATTCTGATGAAGTGCAAGCTGCTGACTTAAAACAAAGTGATTCTGGCATCCCATTTCATGAACAAAAAGAACTTTGGCACCAATATAAAGAGGTCAAGCCAAATCTTCAAACAATTTCTGTTCGTAAATTTTTAGAAGTTATTTCGAAAAATATTGAATATTATTCGAATAAAAGGTCATGATAGAAAAATATTGTAATAATAATTAAAAGCCTATGAAATTGTAATTGATTTCATAGGCTTTTTTTATTTTATGCTGTAGGAAAGGAGATGATCTGAATATGAGTGAAGTAAAAATCATGTGTACTTACACAAAATTAGTACCGGTACAGCAACTGGTTGAGCATCCAAAAAATCCCAACAAGCATCCGGAAAAGCAAATTGAAATGCTGGGAAAAATCATGCTGGCCCAGGGGTTCAGACGACCGATTGTTGTTAGTAATCGTAGCGGCTTTGTCATTGTTGGTCATGGCCGTTTAGCTGCAGCTAAGCACATTGGCATGGAAGCTGTTCCGGTAGATTACCAGGATTATGAAAATGAGGCTGAAGAATGGGCGGATATGGTCGCTGATAACAAAATTGCTTCTATGGCAGATTTTGACAATGAAGCATTAGCAGAAATGTTAAATGAGTTAGATGACTTTGACGAAGAATTATTTGGCATGATGCAAAAGGATATTGATAAAATGATGGGACGTATAGAAAGGGCAGAGCAGGAGAATAAAGCTAAAGAAATAATGATTGAAGCTTTTGAGGATGAAAAATTTGAGCATGTTTGTCCTCGCTGCGGATTTAGGTTTTAGTTATGCAATTAAGTTATATATGGAATTTATCAGATTTGAGCCAAGACAAGAAGCATATTAAAGTTTTTTCATGCTTTTCCTGCGGTGGTGGCTCTACAATGGGTTATAAACGTGCTGGGTTTGATGTCATTGGGAATGTAGAATTGGATAAAAGTATTAATAGCGTATATGTTAAAAATCACCATCCAAAATTCAATTTTAATTTAGATCTGCGTGATTTTAATAAAATAAATGACTTACCAAAAGAATTGTTTGAATTAGACATTTTAGACGGATCACCACCATGCAGCAGTTTTTCGATGTCTGGCAGTAGAGAAAAATTATGGGGAAAAGAGAAAACTTTTAGAGAAGGACAGAAAAAACAAGTTTTAGATGATTTGTTTTTTGTGTTTCTTGACACAGTCAAAAAGTTAAATCCTAAAATTGTAATTGCAGAAAATGTAATGGGATTACTGAAAGGCAATGCAAAAGGATATGTGAATGAGATAATAAAAAGATTTCATAATCTTGGATATTATGTTCAATTATTTCATCTTGATGCCGCTTATATGGATGTGCCAAGTAAACGTGAAAGAGTATTTTTTATAGCCAATAGAATGAATTATCCCCAGCTGATACTTAACTTTAATAATCCACCTATAATATTTGGTGAGGTACGAAGTAAGGTTGGCATACCAATTAAAAAAAGTTCTAAACAATATAGATTGCTTCAATTGCGTACAAAATCAGATCATTCAATTGGTGATATTAATAAAAGGCTATATGGTAAATGTACATCTTTCAATGATTCTATTGTTAGTGATGAAAGAATTTGTGGCACTATCGCTTCTAATGGTTCGTATTTTAGAATGATTGATGGAATGAAATTTACAAAAGATGATTTTGTTTGCTGTCAAACTTTTCCGCAAGATTATGATTTTTGTGGACGCAGCGTCCAGTATATTTGCGGAATGAGTGTGCCGCCTAATATGATGGCGCATATTGCGTTAGAAGTTTATGAACAGTGGCTGAAGTAATAAAAGGCTGGAGTATAACTCCAGTCTTTTTTATTTTGAGACAAACTTGACACAATCAGGGGGTTAAGTATCTTTTTTGGCTGATATTCACATGGGAAAATAGAAGTACAGCAGGCGTTAAATAATAGGCAGGATACGTCACGGTATTGGGACGGGTCCTTCCTGGGGTGGGGTGGTCAACGATGGTCGGGCACCCCGCGTTCAGTCTGCTATGAAAATTTTCTGAAAAGGGGTGGAAATTAGTATTTGAGATGACAAAAAACAAAACGAATATAAATACCCCAGAAGAGGAAAAAAACCTTTCAGAAATAAAATCTGCGCTTCTCAACAGTGCTTTGGGTGGCGTGAAAACCGAAGAAACAGTGGTGTCAAAAAGTAAAACAGGTGTGCCTATTGCTAGGAAGAAAATATCTGTTTCAAAATCAGATCCACAAGCCGCAGCAATGTATGTGAGATTGTTTAAGGCTCAATCAGATGCCGCTCAAAAGAATAAATTCTTACAGATTACTGCTGATGAAAGAATTTTAGTAAGCACTTCTAAGTTAGCAGAAATAATGGACGTATCAATCAAGACTATTGGCGTCTGGGAACAAAAAGGACTGGTTAAAGAAAAACGTGGATGGTGGGATATTGCAAAAGCAATAGCATGGCGTAATGGACAAAATGGTCCATCGGTCATTGCGGATAGAATGGAAGCCGATACTAGGCTGAAGCTGGCTAAGGCGGCTATGGCTGAAACAGAACTTCGGCAGAAAAATGGTGAACTCATTCCTCTAAGTATTGTCGAAGAGCGACTGGGTGAATTGTTTAGCGAGATACGAACTTCTTTCTTATCAGTAGGAGATCATATTATGGCTGAAACCTATACTCAATACCCTGAGCTGGCACCACAGGCAAGGAGGATGATTGATGTCTACATCAGAGAAGCACTTAAATCAATTGCGGATACTGGAAGCTTCAGATACATCGCAAGACAATCTGTTAAAAAAACAGCTGGGCGCCCTAGAAAACGTAATTAAACGCTGCCTGAAAGTATTTAAGCCGCCAGAACGCATTAAGGTCAGTGAGTGGGCAGACAGATACCGCTATATGTCGTCCGAAGAAACTTCAAGACCTGGTCCTTGGAGAACGTCAATTGTTCCGTATTTGGGAAAGATTATGGACTGCTTCAATGTGGATAGCATTGAAAAGGTTATATTCCTAAAGCCAACGCAGGTTGGTGGTACCGAAGCCGGCATAAATATTGTTGGATACATCATAGATCAACAACCAAGCCGCATTTTATATGTTCTTCCGGATGAAGATACTATGAGAGATTTCTCAACTAAAAGGCTGCAGAAAGTTTTACGCACCAATGAGTGTTTTAGCGGTAAGTATTACGAAGACAGTAAAGATTTACTTTTAGGATTTACTGGTGGCTTCTGCAAATTTGGCAATGCTGCGAGTGCAGCAAAACTAGCCAGCTGGTCAGTACCGGTTATTATTCTGGATGAAATTGATAAATATCCGCGGCAGGCTGGCCGAGAAGCATCGCCGCTAAAGCTGGCCGAAGAAAGAACTAAAAACTGGCCAGGCAAGCGCAAGATGTTCTTCTGGTCCACGCCGACTTTAAAAACAGGCAATATCTGGCAGCTCTGGGAAACAGCTGATGTGCGGCATGAATTCCAGGTGCCATGTCCTTTTTGCGGTTATTATCAGCCGCTGGAGTGGAAGCAGGTAAGGTTCAATGCTGATGAAGATGTAACTGCTATTCAGTACAACACGTACTACGAATGTCGTACCTGTGGCGGCCATATCACTGACCAATACAAGCCGGACATGATGGAAAAAGGACGCTGGGTAGCACTTAATGACATTGCTGGTAATGCTAAACCAAAGAGCGTTGCGTTCAAGCTGAACAGCTTGTACAGCCCTTGGGTAACATTTGGTCAGATGGCAGCAGAGTTTATGCGTAGTAAGGATGACCCTTTAAGCCTGATGAATTTTGTAAATTCATGGCTCGGTGAACCATGGGAAAGCAAAGCTGCTGTTATGGAAGCTGACGTTGTGCTGCAGCATAAGACAGATTGCCCGATGGGCATAGTTCCGGCATGGGCGCAGCTGCTCACGGGCGGTGTCGACGTTCAAATGGGTTATTTTTACTGGAAGATTGACGCTTGGGGACCGGGCGTAACTTGTCAGACTATAGCCTACGGAAGGGCCTTAACATTGGACGAAATTGAAAAAATCATGGATACTTGGTATCCGGATGAGGCAGGTAATCCAAAGCTGCAAGTTTGGGTATATGGTATTGATACCGGCTATCGTACAGAAGAAATTTACGATTATTGTGAGCGACATCCTCGCGTTGCGATACCCGTGAAAGGTGCATCAACACCCATGGTACAGCGTGCAAGGCCCTCAAACGTAGAACGAAAAGATGGAATAAATAAAGTTCCACTACAGTTATGGGTTGTCAATACCGATACGTATAAAAATGAAATTGCTATGCGTATGGAAATTCCGCTTGGCAAAGGCAGCTGGATGCTGAATGCTGACTGCGATCGAGAATTCGCTGAACAGATTACCTCTGAACATCGGGTTATCGAAACAAAAGGTGGAAGGACAGTAGAACACTGGGTTAAAAAGACAAGCGCAAAGCAAAATCATTGGCTTGACTGTTCTGTATACAGTTTTGCTGTTGCTGACCTTGTACATATGCGGCAGTTGCAGGAAGAAGAACTTCATCCAGCAGCAACATCAGAAGATTATGACGAGATGGCATTGCCTGAACCAGGTTTCAGATTATAGCAAGGGAGTGAAAAGCATGGCTAGTTTGGATGAATTAAAACAGCAGTTGCAAGAAACCAATCAAGCAATTTCTAAAATCAAGCTTGGAGGGCAAGAAGTACAAAGCAGAAATGGCCGAGTAAAACTCGCCGATCTGAACATCTTACGCCAAGAAAAAGCCGAACTTGAACGACAGATTGCCGCTGCCGAAAGCACTAACAGCTTAGAAGGCAGTACTTTCGGTACACCGGTATTTTATTGCGGAAGGGGCTAAAGTATGCAAGAAAATCAGAGAAATCCCACTTTTGGGGAAAGATTGGATAATTTTATCGGTATTTTTAGTCCGAAGAAAGCATTAGAACGCAGTATTGCAAGGAGTAAACTGCGTTTTCTGGAAGGGTACGAGGCGGCAAGGCCGTGGCGTAATTCAGCAGACTGGCTTCCGCTTGACGGGAGAGCTGAACCTCTTAACCAGGCAAGCCGCGCACAGTTACGCGCTAAGGCTAGGTATTTGGAGCGAAATAGTGATGTCGTCAACAGTATTTTGAATGCTTATAGTCGCAATGTAGTCGGCAAAGGATTCAACCTTCAGGTGAAGACCGATAATGAAGAATGGAATAGCTTGCTTGAAGCTGTATGGCAAACATGGTCCAGACCGGGAAACTGTGACGTAACAGGGCAATATTCGCTTACCGAAATACTTGACCTTATAACTCGGCGAAAGCTTGTTGACGGTGGAATTTTAGCTGTCAAAACCTATGATAAGAGTTATAAGATTCCTTATCTTCTGCAGCTAAGAGAAGTCGATGAGATTGATAGTCTGGGACAGATTGAGTCAATTAACGGTAATCCAATCGTTGATGGCATTGAACTTAATGCTGTAGGCAAGCCTATAAAGTTTTATCTGCGTAAATATGATATAAAAACATTTTCACAGATGGATACTGAGCCGATTGATGCCAAACGTGTGTATTATCTCATGGAAAAGACACGCACAACGCAGATTAGGGAGATTACACCTCTTGCCCGTGCTATCGACAAGACACATGATCTCGATGAATTCTTCGAGGCAACGGTCTTTAAACAGAAAATAAATGCTGCCATCGCTGTATGGATAACTAATAACGATGTAACGGCAGGAAGTGTCGGCAGAGGCAGTATTGCTGGCGCAAGTAATAACAGTGCCAGCAAAGGACAGCCTGGAAAACGTATAGTTCCAGGTAGCATTAATGAGCTTGCTCCCGGTCAGGACGTTAAGACTCTTGTTCCGTCTGGGCAGTCCAATGAATTGGAAAGCTTCGACCTCTCAATTATGCGTAAGCTCGCGGCAGGCCAAGGACTTTCTTATGAACAGGTCAGTCGAGATGTCAGCCAAGTAAATTACTCATCTGCAAGACAAAACCTGCTTGAAGATTGGAAGGTATTCGAAAAGGAACAGCAGTTCTTAATTGCTCACTTCCTTGACGGAGTTTTCGAAGATGTAGTAAAGGCAGCTGTGCTTAGCGGATATATTCCGGCAAATAATGTTCCAAATGATTTTTGGACCAACCCAATGTGGCTGAAACATGAATTTATAGGCCAACGGATGCCGTGGATAGATCCGTACAAGGAAGCTATGGCCAATAAGGTTATGCTTGACAGCTATCAGCTCACGCTTAATGAGCTTTACGGCCGCAGCGGACGCGACTATGTCGAAACCGTTGAACAAATAAAAAAAGAAAAAGCTGACCTCATGGGACAGCAGGAAGGAGTTACGAATGACGAATGACGAGTTGCTAAAATTGCCTTTAGAGCAGCGGCAATTATTACCGAGGCAGCGCGAGGCAATTATTGATGGCGTGGATGATGAAGCCAAAAAGGTTACATTATCTTTTGCCAGCGAGGGACCATGTCCAGACTTCTGGGGAGATTCTGAGATTCTACGCTGTAATGAACAGGCGGTAGACATTAGCCGCTTCAGTGCAGGTGTTATGCCGGCGTTATTCAATCATGATCGTGACAGTGTCATCGGCAAACCAACACGCATTTGGTTTGATAACAAAAAGGCATATGCAGAAATTCAGTTTGATGATGACGATGAAAGCCAGCGTATTTGGGACAAAGTAAAATCTGGCAGTTTACGTGGAGTTTCTGTAGGATATCGCGTCAACGAATGGCGTTTTATCGAAAAAAACCAGGTATCAGAAGATGGAATTACCGGACCTGCGTGGATTGGTGAACGTTGGGAAGTTTTCGAAATAAGCATTGTATCAGTTCCGGCAGATGCTACTGTCGGGGTTGGAAGAAGTTTGTTAAATTTTTTAAACGGAGGTATCAAAATGGAAGAAAAAGGTTTAAAAAGTCCCCAAAATGAAGAACAAACAGCTGCTCCTGCTGTAAATTTAGCTGCAGAACGTGAAGCAGCAGTAGCTGCAGAACGCGAACGACAAGCTCAAATCAACGGTTTATGCCGCCAGTTTGGCATTGAAGATGACCAGCGTGACAAATGGTTGAACAGCGATGCAGATATTGCTACTGTAAACCGCAGTGTCCTCGAAATTCTCTCTGCCCGTCAGGCTGCGCAGGCTACTGCCGGTAAACCTCAAATTGGAGAAGCCGAAGAGGACAAAATTCGTGCCGCATACCGTGATGGCGTTATGCTTCGCAACGGTATTGGCATAGAAAAACCCGCAGACGGCGCAGAAAAAATGAGACATATGTCTATGCGTGACATTGCAATTGATATGGCTTTGCGTGCAGGTGAACATGACGTTATGCGTCTTACACCTGATGAACTGTTTACCCGTGCTATGACCACTGGTGGACTGCCTGCATTATTACAGGATGTTACCCGCGCAACTCTTGTAAGAGGTTATGAAGAGGCAAGACCTACCTATCAGGCTTGGACCCGTATTGGTAGCCTGCGCGATTTCCGTCCGCAGAATATCATTAATGTCGGCATTGACAGCGAACCGGTTAAAATTCCTGAAAATGGTGAATTTACTGACGCAAAGCTGAAAGAAAGCAAAAAACAGGTACGCCTTGATACTTATGGCCGTTCTTACAGCTATACTCGTCAGGCTTTCATTAATGACGACCAGGAAGTTTTGACAACTATCCCGTATATGCTGGCCCAAAAATTTGCTATGGCAATCAATCGCGAAGCATACGTTGCGCTTGCTGGTGGCTCTTATTCCGCTAATGTAAACCTCGGCACTGCGGGCGCTATCAGTACTACTACCTTGGCCGAAGCTATGAAACTGCTGCGTCTGCAAAAGGGCGAATTGTCCAAATCTGCATTGCGTATTATGCCGCGTTACCTTGTTGTACCGGTCGCACAGTCTGCAGTAGCAGCACAACTGCTGCGTTCTATCGCAGATCCGAACGGTAATAACAGCGGCGTAGCAAATATCTATCAAAATGCGTTAACGCTGATTGAAGATCCGGAACTTGACGCTATTAACGACAAGACCTGGTATGTAATCGGCAACCAGGTACAGGGCGAAGGCGTAGAAGTTGACTTCCTGAACGGAAACCGTACACCTATTCTTGAAAGTCAGTTGTCCTTTGATACCTTGGGTTGGAAATATCGTATGTATCTTGATTATGGTGTTAAACTCTTGTCTACTACCGGTATTGTTAAAAATGAAGGTAAGGGGGAATAGAGATGGCTAACGAAAATGCTATTTATCGTCGCAAAGGCGACAAAATTAACTATGTATGTACAGGAGCCGTAGCTTGCGGCGACGTCATCAAACTGGCCAGCGGCATTGTTGGTGTTGCAGAAGTTGGCGGCGTAGAAAATGAAGAAATTGCGCTGACCGTAACTGGTGTTTTTGAGTTCGCTACCGACGGGGCAAAGATTGACCAAGGAGCTCTGGTTTATCTGAAATCTGACGGCAAGGTGTCTGCAACTAAAGGCAGCAATACCTTAATTGGTGTTGCGTGGAACTCTGCTCCCGTAACGTCCGACGCCACGGTTCTTGTAAAAATCAACGTGGGTACGGAACCGGATGCTGCAGGTTGAAAAACAAAATAGGGGTGGTTTATGTCTACCCCTATTTTTTATACCCAAAAACAGCATTTTTTACTGAAATGCAGGTGATTTTATGAATAATTTTGTGAAAAATATCGTCCAGGATGCCCTGATGCATACTGACATTTTTACCGAGGAAATACTTTATAATGGCCAAAAAATTCTGGCTATAGTGGAAATCGGTGAAAATGAGGTTACTAATTCACCCGGCATTATGAAACGAACCGGAACTACAGTTATCAATGGCAGCGGGTTCTTTACTTTATCAGTATCAGACGTTCCAGAACCTAAAAGACAAGATCAGATTGTCTATAATGGCCAAAAATATAATGTTGCCGGCATTGAATTGCTGGACTCCATGTCCGGGACAGTAACTGTTAAAGTTACCACTGCTGAAAGGGGGTACTTTGGCAGATGATTACTGTTGATGTCAGAGATGAGATTACTCCGTTCATTCGCAGCTGGCTGCAGCAAAATCCACGGTTTATTCGTAGCCTGACCAAAAGCTTAGGCTGGTATGCTCAGCGTGAAATTAAAGCATTGTCAAGAGATAGCCGCGTTACTTCTCGCTGGCCAAAGCGTACACCGCTTAAAATTCGCCGAAAGCTGGATGCACAGGCACCTCGGCAGTGGCTTGGGAAACTGAGAAATGCTATCGGGTATCAGTATTATGAAGGTGCGGTAATGATAGGCTGGACGTCAGCCACAGCGGCTATGGAAGGGCGCATCCAGGAAGAAGGAACTCAAAGAACTGTTACTCCATTTTTACGTAGGTTTTTTGGTCAACGCGGTGTTCCGCTTAAAGGCAGTACTACACAAATCAATGTTCCGGCACGTCCTTTGTTTGAACCGGCAATGGAGTTAGTGCAACCAAAACTTGGAGCATTTGTATCACAGCGTGTTGGTGAGTACATCAACAACGGTGGCTTCGTGAAATCAGCCGGTAAAGGCAGAAAGTATGAGGTGTTTAGTTGATGGTTAATTATCTACAAAATGAGGACCTGGTATCCGTTGGTGTTAAACTTTCAGATTGCATTGCTACTGATCCGGACGTGATTGATTATTGCGAAAAACATTTTGGTAAAAAAATCACGGCAATTGTCGGTGTTGATGAAGCGTCCATTCCTGGCGAAAACTACACGCCATATGTTTTTCTGAATGCATTATCTAAAAACGAAGGCGCCACCTCTAAAATAGCACAGTATGAAGTTTATTTTTGTATCGGGATTAGTTCAGAAGAAAATGATGCTGCAGACAATGAAAACGGAACTATAGTTATTACCGGTGCGCAAAGACTTTCTGAACTTATGACGCTGATTCAGAATGCATTAAACACATATAAAAAACCGAATAGTTGTAATCCTCCAGACAAGGTCGAAGCAACTATTTTCGGCCGAGTAGGTAATTCTCCAACCCATTGGATGGGTGCCATTGCTGCAGTATGGCAAAAGGAACTCGCGATGGGCGAAAAATTTGAATTTTAGAAAGGAGAGCTTATTATGCATGAAATAAAATTACAGCTTCACGGTTGCCCGTGGGGTGTCGGAAGTAAAACTAAAACAAATATTTGCTTCGAAACAGGCAGCTATGGTGTATTGCCTGATGATGCAGCGACTAAAAGCATCAATATGCCGTTCAATACAAACAATGTGGCCAGCTCTCAAAATACCACTAATCCGTCCACTATCCGCGGCCGCCGTGACCCGGTTGAACCGATTCTCGGCAACAATGATGTTTCCGGAGATATTGCTGTTCCGGTTGACTATACTGCGTTTGGTTTTTGGCTGGCAGCCTTGTTAGGATTCCCTGAAACACAAGATTTAACCGGGGGTAAATATTCTCACGTGTTCAAAATTAAAGACGATCAACCGTCTTTTACTATTGAGAAAGCATTTCCTGGTATTACTCAGTACATTCAACAGCATGGCTGCAAGGTCAGCAAGCTCAGCCTATCTGTTGGCGGTGACGGCGAACTGACATCTACTGTCAGCATCATGGGTGCTAAAGAAGAAATCAAACAGGCTTCCATGGCTACAAGTCTTGTTGAACCTACTCTTGACCGCAGTAATAACTTCCAGGCTGCATTGAAAATTGGCGGCAGTCCTGCAGGAAAATGTCTGACTTTTACGCTGGATATTGATACTGGCCTTGATGGCGATACCTATACCATTGGTCAAAAGGGGTTCCGTGAGGCTATCTGCGAGGGCCTGATGAATATAAGCGGTACCCTGGAAGCGTTCTTTGCTGATGCAACCTATCTGACGATGGCAGCGGAATCTACAGAAACATCTATGGAACTGGTATTGGAAATGAACGCTGATTACTCCTTGAGCATCAAGCTGCCGGAAGTTAAATTTGCCAGGACTTCTCCTGGTATTGATGGGCCGTCCGGCATCAAGCAGTCTTTGAGCTTTAATGCGTTCTACAAAGATAACGAAGACAATTCTGCCGTGGTATTTACACTAAAAAATCAGTATAAAACCTATAATCCGGCAGAATTTGAATAAGGAGGCAGCTTAAATGAGTGAAAAAGAATATATTCTCGAAGTCAGGGCCATGACTTGGGAAGAGCATTGTAAATTTGAGGATAAACGTATCGAAGCAGTCCAAGAATACAAAGATAACCCGCGTAAAATTGGTGAAACAATGATTGGCTTTGTTGTTGAAATGATGTATGCGAAAGTTTTTCCGGAGCTTACACCGGCTGAAGCTACAGCAATCTTTCGCCGCGTTATGGATTTATCAGATGCTATTCGTGAAGACGAAATAAAAAACTTGAAGCCCTCGTCCGTTGGCAGTACGAACGAGCAGCTTATTGCAGAGACTGCCGAAAAATAAATCCGGAATTTAATTGCCAGGAATGTGAATACCGCTGTCCGGATCTACTTCCTGGTAATTCAACGACTATCCGGATAATGTTCAAGATTTCGAATTGCTTGAAGTATGTTGGTAGCTTCAGCGGATTTGTATGTACAGGATATGACTGGCCAGCCGTAGAGAGTATTCTACGCTTGGCAAGATTATCTGTTCATCCGTTAGAGCTGAATAAGCTGCAGGCAGTAGAGAAAATCCTTGTTAAGTTTGCGAATAAAAAGGAGGATAAGCCATGAGCAAAGTTACTGAAACTCGTGTAAAAATAACGCTGACTGACGCCATGAGCGGACCTCTACGCGGCATCCAGGGGCAGCTGAACAGTACTAATTCGGCAGCGGCTTCCTTATCCCGCTCTTTGAAAGATTATGCTGCCATTGGTGCCAGCATGGCTGCTGGTGCTATGGGGATTGCTGGTGTTACAGATAAAATCTCTGAAATGCTCAGCGCAGGCATTAATTTCAATAAATCTATGGAGACCAATGCCATAGGTATGGCCGGTATTCTTACTTCAATGACTACCTTGAACGGAGAAACATTGAAGTGGAATGATGCTTTGAACATTTCTCAAGGTATCATCAAAAATTTAAATGATGATGCTTTGGAAACTGCAGCTACGTCTGAGGAATTAATTAATACATTCCGTGCATTGTTAGGTCCTGGCCTTGGCGCCGGCATGAATATTGAACAGATCCAGAAGTTGACTACCGTTGGCGTTAACGCAGTCAAGTCTTTAGGCCTGAATAACACGCAGCTGGTGCAGGAGCTTCGCGACCTGGTACAAGGCGGCATTCAACCGGCAAGCTCTACGCTGGCCACGGCTTTAGGTCTTAAGGACAGCGACATTAAGGCTGCAAAAGAAAGCGCGGAAGGCTTGTACAGCTTCTTGATGAAGCGCCTGCAGGGCTTCGAGCAGGCAGCAGCAGCTACACCGAAAACACTGGCTGGCATGCAAGATCAGCTGCAGGAAGGATTGACTCGTTCTTTGGCCGTAGGTCTTGAGCCGGTCATGAATGAGTATAAAGACTTCTTACAAGCAATTAATTCGCAAGTTATTTCTCCTGATACCGGTATAAATCAGGACTTTGTGGCCAACATTAAAATGGCATCCGAACACGTGGCCAACATGTGGCAGGGATTTGAAAATATAGCCGGTGTAGCCGGTACCGTTTTAAATCCTGCCGTTCAAACTCTTGGCAATGGTCTTGCCTTTGCTATGGATAACGTTGACAAGATTGCATTCGGCTTTGCGGCTTGGAAATCTACAGATGTTTTCTCCAAAATAAGCGGTTATCTCGATAACATCAAAGCCAAAACTATGGCTGTAGCCGAACAGGAAATCTTGTCTGCAAATAATGCTGCGCAAGCTGTAGTTATTGCTGAAAACAAAAAACAGGCTGCTCTAAAGCAGACTGAAAGCATCAACAAAGCCATAGCTAAATTAAACGAAAGCGGAAATGCTACTTTGGCCACGGCACTTGAGAATGCTGCAGCCAAGTATCAGAAGTTAGGTTTATCTGCAGAACAGGCAGGCAAGCTGCAATATCAGGCGGCAAAATTAGCTGCTAAAGGTCAGAACGAACTGGCTACGGCAGTCTTAAATGCGCAGGAGAAACACCTGCTTGCTGCGCAGGCTGCAGAAAGGCAGGCACAGGCTACCGCGGCACTATATACCAAAACTTTAGCATTAGGCAGCGGTCTTACTACCATAGGCATGCTCACTTCTATGGTGTCAGATGATACGAACAGCTGGACTAATGAAATGGGGCAGGCTGCTATCGAAGCAGGTATCTTGCTTAGTTCTGTAGTTTCTCTGACAGAAGCCATCAAGACATTGAAGCTTACTTCTATGGGTGGTTTAGGCCTTGTTGCTGCCGGTGTTGCTGCTATCGGCTACGGTGCTTACGAGAAATACAAGCATGCTGAGGCTGGCGGCGAGTTCGAATATGATGAGCTTGGAAACGTCACTATAAAAAAAGGACCAGGTTGGGAAGCTGACCATACTGCGCAGGAAATGCAGCGTCGTCGGCAGGCAGACAAGCAGGCTGCAGCGGTGCGTGCTGCTTCTGAACAGGCTGATAATCTGCAGCAGAAATTCCCTAAAGTGCCGGAAGCCAGCACAAAAAAATCTGCTGCAGAACGTGCTGCAGAAAAGGCGAAAAAAGAGTTCGAGAAAAATGAACGGGCCATGAATGACCTTATGGCAGAGCTGGATCGTAAAATTCTCGAAGATACTGGCAGCCAGTTCGATATCAATATGGCCAAGCTCGAAGAAGAGCTGCAGAAAATGCAGAGCAAAATCGACAAGGCTAAGTTGGCCGGTGTTGATACTTCCGGCGCAGCAGCTCGGCTTCAAGAATACGAAAGCCAGGAAATCATCCGCATAAAGCGCCAAGAGGTCCTGGATAAGCATCAGCTTGAGATGGACTATATTGATGCCCGGCAGGAAGCAAATCTGCTGTCTGCGCAGCAGGCTGATGAAATGCGTTTGGATGAACTGAATGCATACAAGGCTCAGCTGCAGGAGATGTTATCTACTCAGCGGCTGACACTTGAGCAGCGGCTGCAGCTGGAACAGGAATATGCAGCTACTATTCAGGCTATCCAACAGGCACAAGCTACAGACTGGCAGGCAAGTTGGGATGCAGTGATGGCCCATGTTCGGGATACTCAGTTTGACCAGCTGGCCACGCTTGAAGATGGTTGGGATGACATCACGAGTACGATCACGAACTTTGGCCAGAATATGCTGACTGAGCAGAAGTCATTTTCCGAACGCTGCAAAGACCTCTACAACGACCTAGCAAATTCCATCATGAATACCATGATGAAGGTTATCATGCAGGGTCTTGTTATGAAGGCGGTTATGAGCGCTTTTGGGTTGGGTGGAAGTAGTAATATTGCTTTTACGTCCGATCCATCTTGGGAAATAGATTATATGCCGCATGCCAACGGCGGTATAGCATCCGGTTGGTCTTTGGTTGGTGAAGAAGGGCCGGAACTGGTGAACTTTACTAATCCGGGCAGAGTATATACCGCTGAACAGACTGCTGCAGCGTTAGGCGGGAAAGGTAATCCTACTAATGTCAAAGTTGTTATCGAGAACAGATCTGGAGAAAAGGTTGAGGCTACTTCAGCTAATGCAAGTTTTGACGGTGAAGGGTTAATCGTTGGTATCGTTCTTGATGCTATTAGAACAAACAAGAACGGCATGCAGGACGCTATTAAATCTCTTGCTGGTAATTATTAGGAGGTGAGGTTATGCCGGCTACAATTAATTTTCCAGAGCTTAATCCTCCAGATTATCCGCTCACGGAAACCCCAGAAGATGCTGTGCTTCGTTCATCTGCAGAAGACGGAAGTGTCCAAACTCGGCCGAAATTTACCAGGAATCGGTTTACATTTGAGGTAACTTGGAGCCATATGCCCGAATATATGAAACAGGTTTTGGAAGACTTCTATCGGAATACTACGAAAAACGGCGCCTTATTGTTTAATTGGACGCATCCAACAAGTAGCAAGAGCTATGTTGTGCGTTTTACAAAAGCACCGAATTTTAAAGCTATATTACTTCATTATTGGACTGTATCGATAACGCTGCAGGAGGTGTAGCGTATGAGGCAATTATCTTTGGCCGGAATTCTGGCGAAGAATAAGCTGGCAAGCGATACAGCATGGCTGATGCTGCTTGAAATAAAGCTGCCAAATGACCCAGACCCAATATGTTTAGTGCGTAATAACGAAAACATTGTCTGGGGAGGTAAAACATGGCTGGCATATGGTTTTAGTTTGGGTGAAACCAAAGAAGATAATCAAGGATCGTTGCCAGAACTGACGGTTAATGTCGATAACACCTCGCGTGATATTGAGTATTACATCCAATCTGGCAGCGGCGGTACCGGTGCAAAGGTTACTATCCGCGTTGTACTATCTACGGCGCTGGATAATCCGGAGCCGGAGGCAGAGGAATACTACTCAGTAACTAACACCATGGTTACAGAACAGGCTATTCAGTTCAAACTTGGTAATGCTTATCCAAGCAGGGTTCGGCGACCTTTTAACCGTTACATGAAAAATACATGTCCTTTTAAATATAAGGGCATTGAGTGCGGCTGCACATCAGACCTGGCAACCTGTAATCACACTCTGTCTGACTGTCGTGAACGTAATAATTCAAAGCGTTTTGGTGGATTCCCTGGAATTCCACAGAGAGGTTTATATGCATAAAACTATTAACTATACCGACTTGATCGGTGTCCCATTTAAAAATCAAGGCCGCAACTGTCAAGAAGGACTTGACTGTTACGGACTTGTTAAAGAAGTATACCGGCGTTTTGGCTACGGTGATATTGGCGAATATTGGTGTGACGCCGAAGATAAGGAGTACATCAATAAGGTGCTGCGTAAGGCTGTGACAGGTCCGCGCTGGCAAGAAATTGATTATAAGCATGGTGAGGATATTCCGGTACCGGCATTGATTGCATTAAGGTTTAATTCGCCGCCGGGCGTAGTTAATCACACCGGAGTATACCTCGGAAATGGAATGTTCATTCATACCCGCGAGCGTATTGGCTGCTGTGTTGATCGTATTGATTCCATTATGTGGAAAAGACAAATCGAAGGTATTTATAAATTTGTGAGGTGAGCTGATTGGTCAAGGTAATTTTTATAAAAAATCCATTTAAGCCTGCAGCCGGCAGAGTAGTCAAGATTTCGGAAGTTACCGGCAGACCGTTAGCTTTCTATATTGGTGAATTTATCAAGCAAGTTCCGGACGGAAAGGCGTGGCTGCAGATTAATGGCCGAACCGTTCCGGATATTACTCAAAATCAGCCTGTTTTGGAAGAAATCGTTCCGGAGCGTGCTTTTATTATGGTCATGCCATCTATCCAAAAGGGTGGAGGTAAGAACCCTCTGGCACTCATTGCGTCCATTGCGTTGTCGGTGGTGGCCGTTGGCGTTGGTGGACTGGCTGCAACTGGTGTATGGGGTAGCTTCGCTGGAGCTAGTGCATGGGCTGCATTTGGTGGTTATTTAGCAGCTGCTGCAGTGATGTTTTTAGGTGGTAACCTGGTAGCCAAGCTCGGCCCTAAAGTAGACACTCCTAAATATGCTGAAAGCGACCCGACATATGGTTGGGATGGCGTTCAGACCATGGAGGGCCAGGGAAATGCAATAGCTTTAACCTATGGCACCGTAAAGTCTGCAGGTCAAAGTATCGTGAAGTTTGTGACGAATGACCAGGACGATCAATATCTGAACTGGCTTGTTGCTGCAGGTGAAGGTCCGCTGGAAATTACAGATATAAAAATCAACAATAACCCTATCGAAAATTACGAAGGAGTTACCGTTGATATCCGTCCGGGTACAAATAACCAGGATATTATCAATAATTTCAACGATACTATTCAGACTAAGTCATTGGGGTATGAGCTTGACGATAATACATACCGTACTGATATCGCTGATGGTAATGCAGCAGAAGGTTTAATCGTGGATATTGAGTGTTCACAGGGCCTTTATTATGCGAACAACGACGGCGGCTTATCTACGGCATGGGTTGATATTAAAGCTGAGTGTGCCATGGATGATGACGCGATTCCGGATGAAGAAAAGAAATGGTACAAGATTACCACCGGTACTCCTGATGTCAAAGAAAATCCTCTCGGCGCTACCCTGAATAATACAGATTTATCGACTGGCAATTATACAGTATCTATCAGTATTGATAATGATAAGTATTATGAGGATGACGATGGTGATAGGCATACTAATCCGCATTACAAGGATTATTACGTCTATATTAGTTCCGGCAGCATATGGCGAGGTTATCGTGCGAGCGCATATTTTAAACCAGGAGAAACCGGCACTATTGATGTTGGTAAATTCCGTTTTCTGAAAGAAACGCTGCAGGCTAAAGGTAGCGGCTACAGTACAACGCTGGAGGTATACCAAAATGGCCGCATAAGCGCAGCGCAGACTTCTGCTGTACGCAGGCAGTTCCGCATTGATAATTTGCCGCAGGGCAAGTACAAGGTGCGCGTGACTGTCACTGCCAGAAGCCATACAGTAAGTAACACCCGCGCTGGTGTAAAAACCTACTGGACCGGTTTATCTACGATTGTTTACGACGATTTCGTTTATCCGAATATTGCTCTTTTGGGCATTAAGGCTCTGGCTACAAGCCAGCTGTCCGGAAGCACACCGTCGCTGTCTTATATTAAAAGCCGCAAAAATGTATGGGTGTGGAACCCGTTGTCAGCTGCTTATGAAGAACAGCCTGCAGATAATCCGGCATGGGCAGCATATGATTTTCTGCATGGCTGCAGGCAGCTTGCCGATATTAATACCGGCGCTATGGTGTTTGATGTTCGCGGTGTGCCTGCAGAACTCATGCTGTACGATCAGTTCAAGGCATGGGCCGAAAACTGCGACACTATGAACCTTAAGATTAACCTGGAAGTAACTTCCGCGGGTGATTGCTGGGAATTGGTAAATAAGGATATTGCACCTGTCGGCCGCGGCAAAATTGTGCGTTATGGTACTAAGTTCGGCTGTTATTATGACCACAGTTCGCAGCCGGTACAGCTGTTTAATATGGGCAATATCAAAGCAGGCAGCTTTCAGCTGCAGTATTTGGGTACTCAGGACAGGGCAAATGCTGTCGAGCTTACGTTCAATAACGCTGCCAAAGATTATGAACGTGATACCATCACGATTTATGGTGATGATTATGACACGGCCGACATTGTTCAGAACCCTACGCAGATTCAGATGAACGGTATTACCAGCTACGAACAGGCTTATCGTGAAGGTAAATATCAGCTGAAATGCAACAATTTGCTGCTAAAAACGATTAGCTTCAAGGCTGATGTTGATTCTATTGGCTGCATGGTTGGCGACCAGATACTTGTTGCTCATGACGTGCCGCAATGGGCATTGTCCGGAAGAATTGTCCGTGTTGATGGTAACAATACTTTGCTGGTTTCTTTAGATGCAGAAGAAATTCCCTCTGATGTCGACTGGGCGCTGCAGTATCGCAGCAGCATTACAGATAAGATATACACTCTGCCGGTTCAAGGTGTGAGCGGTCAGTGGGATGCGGTATTTATTACCATTAACGGAATGTTTGATGAAACAGATCCGCCGCAGCCTGATGATCTGTTCGTACTAGGCAAAGTAGATGCTACCAGTAAGCCTTTTATCGTTACTGCGATTTCTCGCAGCCAGGATTTGGAACGTACTATCACGGCCATTGAATATGCAGAAGGAGTGTTCGAGGAAAATTATGATATTCCGCAGCCTGATTATTCTTTAAGCGAAGAGCCGGAAGCACAGAATGTTATTAATCTGCAGGCCACTCAGATTGCTTATAAAAATCAAGCTGGCCAGTATCTTTGCAAGATGTTCTTGTCTTGGCAGTTACCTGAAGGAGCAAAAGCAGATTACTTCCTGGTATATCTATCTGACAATGGCGGCCGCAGCTACAAACTCACCGAAAACACGCAGACTATGGAGCTTGAACTTGATACCAGAGCTTTTACAGAGTATTACGTGAAAGTGGTTACTGTTTATAAGCTGAAACAGTCAAGTGGTACTATTGTTGGCCCGGTTGAAGCAGGCGTTGACGTGCTGCCGCCTAATATACAGATTCTTGATTATGATATTGACGGATATAATGGCCTGCGCCGGTTCTGGTGGAAGTTTGAATATCCTAATCCCAATGACATTGCGGGATTTGAGCTGAGATATAACCAAGGGACGCTCATCAACTGGGGAACTGCACAGAAGCTTCACACCGGTGTTGTTACTGAGCAGCCTTTTGAGACTAAAGCTCTCAGACAGGGCGTTCATACTGTGATGATTAAAGCTGTAGATAATGCCGGACAATACAGCAAAAAGGTCGCTTATGCAGTTCTTAATTTGGGTGACCCGCTCGAAGAGAATGTTTTGTACAAAGTGGATATCCGCGCGGATCGGTGGAGCCATACCTTGAATAATGGTTACATTGACGAAAAAGGGGATATGATATCCAGTTCTAATGTCTATTTTTGGACAACTCCCGAAGCTCCGTTCTGGCTGGAACCTGACGCTCCATTCTGGAATGAAAGATATGGCGCTTTTGAGTTTAGTTATCAAACCGAAGTGCCTGCAAGCGGTCAGTTCTGGCTTCTTTACGATATCACTGGCCCGGCAACAGTAGAATATCGTGTTGTGGGTAAAAATCCATTCTGGACAGAGCCGGATGCACCGTTCTGGAATGGCGAAGCTGATTGGGCATTTTGGGTTGATGATACCGTTCTGTTTAAACCGTATACCGGCAAGGTAATGGTCAAGGCAGGGGACACTGTTCAGGTAAAAGTATCTGCTCCAGATAACGTTGCTGAAGCTACTGTTATTAAAAGCATGGTATTTATTGTTGATGTTCCTGATAGGCAGGAGCATTTTGAAAATATTATGGTGCCTGAAGCTGGTGTTGAGCTTGAAATAAAAACACCGCACTACTATACGACTGCAGTGCGGGTTGATGTTCAGGGAACAGAACAGAAGGTTATTGGCCGAGTTGAGTTTACCAGAAATCCGTGTGTTATTAAATTGTTTGATATTAATAATCAGCCTATGGAAGCAATGGTTGATGTTACTTGGCAAGGATTTGTGAAGGAGGTTATATAGATGGCAGATATTGCTAAAATAAAAGCGTTTATGACACTAACGGAAGCATTATCACAGTATGCAAAAAAAGACGGTGTAGCAAATCCGTCTGCTACTTCAAATCAACAGATGCAAGGTCTGTTTAAGAATTGGTCAGACACGATATTCATGATGGTGCAGAGCTTTTGGCAGCCAAACAGGCAATATGTACTGAACGATACTTGCCAGTCGCCATCAATGCCAGCTAATACGATTGCTATTTGTACGAAAGCCGGTACTTCTGGCAGCAGTGAACCTACATGGCCGCTTTTAGTGAATGGTTCCGTTGAAGATAACGGCGTTACTTGGAAGCTTATTGAAGCATATCCGCAGGAACTTCCTGCTAAGGGTGGTACGGCCGATACTGCGTCTAATGCTCTGAAATTGAATGGGCAGGCTGCTTCATATTATGCCACAGCTGCCAATCTTGCTCTTAAAGCGGCAATTGCCAGTCCGACATTTACTGGCACACCAAAAGCTCCTACAGCGGCCGCGGGTACTAATAATACTCAGATTGCTACTACTGCGTTTGTTGCAAATGCTATTGCTGCTATATCCAGTCAAGGCAAGATTACAGCTTATAATCTCGCGCAAAATGGCTATGTAAAATGGGATATCGGGCTAATTCTACAATGGGGA